AGCCATGCTTCATATGCAAATGGATATTTGAACGGCTTGAAATACGAGCGTTCATCGGTCAGCTTAAGCTTGCTATGTTCTTTTTGATTAATAGGTCGTGTCATTTTTACTTACCTTTTCTTGAATAGTTCCAATGGGGGTTGAGACGACCTTTTACCCACCCCTCTGGTGGATCAAAGAACATTTTAGACTCAATACTGTTATTATACCAGGACTTACCTTTAGTATATGCCTTATTTTTCATCTTTTCTACTCTACGCTGTTTGACGTCTGGATCGTTCATCCGCTCTTTATGTCTTGCTCTGGATTCAGCGGAGTGCATCGGGTTATTATTTTTCATACGACTCGATCGACGCTCTTTTTCTTCAACTGTTAGATGTGGCGGATTATATATTCTTGTTCTCTTTGTGGAAATAGCTTTAGCGTGATGCAAGAACATCTCGCCAGATTTCCACCTATTTTTCATACGTCTACTCATTTCTCGTTTACTATCAGTATCATGGATTATACCGGGAGCTAAATTTCTGTTTATCATTTTCTTAAGAAAGTATTCTTTACCGTATAATCTGTATATTCTTTGTAATAGTTTTGCTTCGTAATCTCGTGCATCGGCTCGTTCTTTCACGTATAACACTTCATAGTCTTGAATGTTTTGTATTACAGTATTACAACTAGTAAAATACTTTATCCAAAAATCTTCTTTACGCGCGCTTGACTTATATTGCGTGCCGATATAAATCTGATTTGTTCTTTTATTTTTTAACTTGTATATGTAAGCGGGCATTTTAGCTCCTCGTGTTGTAGCCATAGTTAATATTATATATGTACTTTATGGCTACAACACGAAGAATTAATATTATAATGTGCTAGCCCTCACACATAATACATGTATCCTCTGCAAGAGCACGAATATCAATTTCTTCGATAATTTGTCGCTTAATTAGCTTCGAGACTTTATCGGCTTTCTTGATCTTCTCACTTCTACAATAGTATAGAGTCTTTAACCCTTTCTTCCAAGCAAGGAAGTGGGCTGCGTGCAAATACTTAATATCTGCGGTAGGTAAAAAGAATAGGTTTAATGATTGACCTTGATCGATATACTCTTGGCGATCAGCAGCTAGTTCGATCAATACTCGCTGGTCTAGTTCCATAGCAGTCTTGAACACGTTCTTGGTATGTTCGTCAAGGAAGTCTAGTTCCTGCACAGAGCCATCATTTTGCATGATAGTGCTCCACACTTCGGTAATATCAAGATTTAACTCTTCACATTTACTACGAAGAATAGCGTCTAGGAATCGGTTTTTGTTAAGCCCGGCCCCCGAAAGCGTGTCTTGACGATAAGCATTAGCACGGAAAGGCTCAATAGAGGGAGAAGTATTACCCATAATGATAGAAGAGCTAGCATTAGGAGCAATGGCAATAAGGTGACTAAACCTAAAGCCGGTACCAGCAGCATCAGGTGCCTCACCCCGCTCTTTTCCAAGCCGGGCGTTTGCTTCATTTAAGCGTCTCCTTATATGTTTAAACATAATGCGATTTGTAATTGCCGCTTCAGTATCTTCGATAGCAATATTATTCTTCTGAAGATATGCATGGAAACCAAGAGCACCTACACCAATAGAACGCTCACGAGAAGCAGAATAAACCGCTCTATGTACCGTACTAGGTGCATTATCGATAAAGTACTGGAGTACATTATCTAGCATTTCAGCGACATCTAGTAAGAACAGTGCCTCACCTTTCCACTCATCAAAGTATTCTAGATTTACAGATGATAAGCAGCAGACAGCTGTTCTATCTTTATCTGTGGGTAGAATAATCTCAGAGCAAAGATTAGACTGACGAATAGAAAGCCCTTTATCTTTGAGCCACTGAGGTAGTTTATTATTACAAGTATCAATAAACTGTAAGTATGGCTCGCCCGTATGCATGCGAATTTCGATAATCTTCTGCCATAGAGTCTTAGCAGATACTGTCTTACGAACTTCGCGTGTATGAGGGTCCTTCAGTTCCCATGTATCATCAGTATTAGGATCAAGCATGCAACGCTCGATAATTTGCATGAATGAATCCGGAATGGTAATACCATGGTGTAAATTCTGTGCACGAATATTAGGATCACCAGTAGGTTTACGAATCTCCAAGAACATCTCGATATCTGGATGATCGATGCTTAGATAAGCAGCATATGAACCACGACGAGTAGACCCCTGCTTATAAGCCAAGCACGATGCGTCATAGATCTTTAAGTGAGGTAGAATGCCCACAGAGCGATCATCAGCAGAACGAATACCAAACCCTACACCTACACCGCCACCTAGCATGGAAAGCCAGTTAGTTTCGGATAGTGTGTCGACTAGACCTTCGGCTGAGTCATCAATCCAGTTAAGGAAGCAAGAGATAGGCAATCCCTTCTTGGTACGCCCGAAAGAGAGAATAGGGGTAGAATATGATAACCAATGCTTGGAAGCATACTCATACAAGCGTTGAGCATGATCTGGATTACTACTAAAAGCTGTAGAAACAAACGCAAATCTATCCTGCGGTGATGCTTCATCCTCTCTCATATATGATTCACGTAATCTCTTTAATCCTAAATCGTCAAATAATGCGTCACGAGAATAGTCGATCTGAACAGCCATAGTTAGTTCCTTGATTAATTATTGATAGATGTAATAAAGTCAAAATATTGAGCTAGTTGATCCCAAGCGGACTTGGCAACTTCACGGTGCTCTTTTTGTGTACCTTCAGTCATACGTAGCTGGCAATAATGAATCCAGGAACGAATATTACCATTCATATACATTCTAGAGATAGTAAGACCTTCGGGTAGCACAGCACGTGCTTGCTCTTTGGCAATACCATTATCAATAGCCCATTTATATTCACGCTCTACAGCAAATAGAACTCGCTGTTGTGATCTATACCACTCATTCTGAAGTAAATTATCGTCAACTTCTATACTGTTTTGACGATTCTTATTATCTTGTAATCTTGCCTCACGTGTAACAAACCCTAGATCCTTTGTAGGGTCTGCATATCGTTGAGAAAATTCCTGAAACGAGAATGAACGATGGCGAAGTATTTGACGAGCAATGTCACGCGTGGTTTCAATCTCCATAACTACGTTAGACATTTCAAATACTGACCAATGCGCATGTCTTGCACAGTACTTTAGCAATTTTTCTGACGTAGCAGTATTCATCTGATTCGAAGGATTAGATACGCGTGCTGCATACGCTATAAAATCACTAGCTTTTTCTACTCCTTCTATCAGTGGTGAAGTAATAGCAACAATTTTAGCAGAATTCATTTCACACCTTTTTCCACTGAGTAAACTTTAGTTTTGCTTGCAGGTGAGTATATGTATTAGCACTGATCATTGACATAACATCATGCTGTGTCATACCACCCATTACCATATCATTGATATCCTTGAATATTAGTGATTCTGGCCAAATTACTACCGAAAAATTTTTTTCGATAGCCTTTTCTACTTTTTTGACTATATCTCGGTTTCTAGGTTCGTTATCAAATACAAATACCGCGTTGTTATTAAACCTTTCTCCGGTATCTGAACCTGCCATGGCAATTGCATTATCTAAGAACAAAGAATCTAATGGACCTTCTAGTACATAGAAAGTCTTATCGTAGTTGACAGTATCAAGTCCATATATCTTAGGCTTGGATTCATCCAATACTATAGTAATATACCTTATCTTAGTTTCACTAAGTGCACGTCCTTGATATGCGAACATTTCCTTAGTTTCACTAAGTAGGGGTATTACTAGTCTCGATTCATCCTTATCTGCATTAAGCTTGTTAGGTATCATACTATTCGTCCACTCATTAAACTTAGGAGCAAAGAATAGCTTATAATGCATATTAGACGGTATCTTTCTACCTTCCACATACAGCTTAGCAGGATGATCTATCGGTAGCTGCGATATGCGTTTTAGCTTATTAAGAGGACTGCCCGATTGTAGAAACTTAGGTCTAGTGAAGTTAAATTGTCCTTCGGGTTCGACCTTTCCAAATTTTTCAACTATCAACTCTCTATTATACTGTTCAAATAATTCACTATTTACAACTTTTAGAAAACCGCGTAGCGTCATATTTGCCCCGCAGTTATGGCAATGAATGCGGTAACCTTTATTATTATCAGTAATAAAGTATAGTCTTGCTTTGAATTTATTAGTCTGGCTATCACCACACAAAGGACAAGAACAGCGAGCAGTGTTTTGATTCTGCCACTTAAAATTTCTCACATGGGATGAGAATATGTTGATATACTTTCTATCTAACCATTCAGTCATATAATACCTCTATTGGTATTATATCAGAATCGAAGTAAATATCAACTAGTTTTTTAGTATATGACTAGTAATAATAGGGATAGCAAACCCCACTATAAAGACAGCACCTGATAGGTACCAGCGCCATTTTTCAAGTGCGTCTAACCTATCACTATGTTTTTCTAATCTTTTTTCTGTAACTGTATGCTTGTCTTCGGAATAATCTAGTCTATTCTCCTGTACAGCAAGCATCTGCTTTACAGAAGAAGATAATTCTGTAAGTTTATTGAGATTGTTATCCATACGTTCAAGAAGGACCATGAATCTCTCATGATCCCTCTCTAATAAGGTAACTTTAGTCTCGATACTATTTTCCATCTTTATTGCCAGCTATGAGCTGATCAAGCTGGTTTGACTTTTCTTTAGATCCTACAGATGATCCAAAGTAGTAAGCAAAGATACCACCAAGGATAGCGTCTAGTGTACCTAGAGCGCGCATTACCATTTCACGCATTTCAGCAGGAATAATATTACCTGTAATCAAGTATACCTGAACACCAATGTATAGAGCTACAATGAGGTATGCTAGTACTCTTGGGGTCTTATCTTTCGTCTGAACTTCTCTATTACGAGCTGAGTTCTTGTCTTCAACTTCTAACTTCGCTAGACTTACATCTAACTCTTTCATCTTTACTTTGAAGTCAGCTTCTACTTGTTTAATCTTAGAAAGTGTTTCTGGATCTGCATTAGCTACCGCAGACATAACTTCATCTTGAGTAGCATTATCTGATAAGCCTAAAGCACTACCAATTTGACGAACTGCGACGCCTGCGAGAGGGCCGCCGAGCGCTGTTGCTACTGTAGGTGCTACCGCCCCTAAGATACCTTTTGCTACGTTTAGTAAATCCATTGTACTCTAACCTTTTAGTTTAGGGGCTTCTTTTTTATTCTTAGTAATATATTTATTACTGGATTTCTTTGTAACGACTGGATCAGTAGACACAACAGCCCCGGTTACATTGGTAGGTACATCAGCTTCTTTAATAAAGTTTAAAAAGGTTTTCATTAGATTGCCTTTAGTAATTCTTTTATCTTATCATCACTTTCTATTTCACTCGAATAATATGTAATACCTTGCAGGCCTACGTTCTCTATTTTATCCGGCATATAACCTAAAAATTCAAGAATGGGCTTTAATATATCACCATGTTCATGTAATTTCAAGAATAATAATCTAGTACAGTGTACCGGCCCAAAAACATTATATAAAATAATAATATGATTAATAGCTAAACGCTCTTTAATCTCGCCGGTCTCTTTATAACGATTAAATAGTCTTTTTAGATATTGAAATCGTTTAAGATCATCGTAAAATTCAATAGTATCATAACACTGCGGATTATCGTAGTATTTTGCAGCGTATAATAAAGCGTTGGTTTCATCTAATTTTTCAAACATTATTTAAAAAGACGACAATAAAACTCTCTTGGTTGTGTTCGTACCAACTGCGACATAAAGATAAGTGCCGTCATGGAAAATTGCATTGTTTGTAATTGCTAAGGCGGTACTATTTGCAGGGGTAGTTTTATACGGTATAGCAAGCGTATTACTAAACGTACCTACATTACTAGTAAGTGTTACTACATTACCGGTAGTAATATTTGCGTTATTAACAGTAGTTGTACCGGCTATTGAAACGGTATTTGTCACAGCGACGGTAGTAGAAATGTTACCAAAGAAATTAGCTACTGTAATTTTATTAGTCGTCGCTGCACCACTTGGATTAGTAACAGCGACGAGTAATGAATTGCCACTTAGAGTATTTGCAGCGGTTAATTCTGTAATTTTCTTAGTGGCCATAATTTAGTTCTTTATATTATGCGTCTGGAAGAACGTTGTCTTCTGCGTCACTGGTGATTGAGCCCATAGCTACTAGAGTCTCAAACTGAACACGGCCAGCACGCCCACCAGTACCTTCTGTACGTACAACCCAACCAGCGTGAGCTGCACCCTTATTCTGAGCACCGCCAACTACTGCAGTTGCAGTGGCTGTTTCACCAGTGAAAGAGTGACCAGTTTCAGTAAGGCCCTTTGTAAGAGTAATAGCAGCACCACCACTTGTTGAGGAGATGTAGATACCTGTTGAGTTACTAGCTTGTACATAATAGCTTGTATTATTAGCAAGGCCGGTTAGAGCAGTATTACCAGCAGCTACTAGGTACTTAATGTAGTCGTTAACTTGGAACTTATTAGAAGAAATAGCAATAAAGCCGTTGGCATTTACTGCTGTGTTAGCATTAAATGTCTGAGCAGCAGGAGCAGCAATTGCTACATCTGGGTTTGTCTC